ACTGTTTGCGTTACTCAGTCAGACGCAACAACTTCATTCGTCTGTTGATATAGGCTCTATCTCAGAAGTTAGAGGTAATGCACAAGTTCTAAGAGATAAACCTTATGGTGCTGAACTTGAGTTCAACATCCAGCAAATGGATGATGTACGCACAGAAGCTGGCAGAGTTGCCATAACCTTTGAAGACGACTCTACAGTCAAACTTACTGAACATTCCAAGCTGGTTATAGATGAATACATCTACGACCCAGACCCTTCTAAATCTAAAATGGCTTTGAAGTTTGCTAGTGGTACAGCACGATTTATTACAGGTAAATTCAATAACAAAAGCAATATATCTATTAAGACTCCTACTGCTGACATTGCTATACGTGGTACAGATTTTACTTGTACAGTAGATGAGCTTGGAAGGTCACTTGTAATTCTGTTGCCAGATGAAAATGGCATATCTAGTGGTGAAATTATTGTGGCCACTGCTATGGGTAGTGTCACGCTTAACAAACCCTATCAAGCTACCACAGTATCTGTTTACGAAAACAACCCAACAAAACCAGTTACCTTAGACATATCACTTGATTTGATTGATAACATGTTGATTGTTAATCCACCGCAAGTAGTAGACCAACAACTAGAAGAAACTCAGACACAAGCTACCGCTGACTACCTTGACTTTAATGACTTGGATATTGATTTTCTTAACGAAGACTTCTTAGATGCAGAAGCAGAACTAGAATTCACTGAGCTAGACATCAACTACTTAGATGTAAACTTTTTAGAAGACTTGCTTAACGTACTAGATGCACTAGCTATATCTAAAGAAGAAGATGCACTTAAACAAGGAGGTGTGGGAATTCGTATTGTAGGTACAGATATAGGACAAGATAAGGACACGCAGATAACAACCATAGTCTCTGGTCAAAATATTAGCCTTACCAGAACAGTTAGCCAAAGTGCTAAACTAAACCTAGATGGTTCTAATAGCTATACAATAATACTAATACAAGATGGCGTAGCCAATACAGTAAAAATAAATGGTGGTTCTTCAACAACAATAACAATCAAACAAGGTTCTGGATGAAAAAACTTATACTACTATCACTCATATTTATATTGGTCTTGCCATTTATCTATCAAACCACACCACTCGAAGTGTTAAAACTCAGAACTTTTGATGCTTTGATACCAGAACAGCCAGAAAGTGGTAATTTTGTAATACTCAACATCACTGAAAATGATATTGCAAATGAAGGGGGTTACCCGTTATCAAGGCAAACATTAGCGCAAATACAAATTAATCTTTTGCGTAAAGGTGCTATAGGTGTAGGTTGGGTTATGGCTTTTCCTCAACCAGATAGATTTGGTGGTGACTTTGAGTTTATGGAAGCTTTGTCATTTTCTCCTAGTGTCCTCGCAATGTTTGAAGGTAAAGGTAATTACCCACCTACATCTGGTACAGTTATTTTAGGTGAAGATGCTGGCGGTATGATGGCAGAAGGCGTTATAGAAAACATAGATGTTTTAAAAGAAAACAGTGCACAAGGCATAGCAGTCGCTAGAACAGACGTTGACAATTTAATTAGAAGATTGCCATTGCTTATGAAAACACCAGATGGTTGGGTGTCTTCATATGCCACAGAAGTTTTGAAAGTTTTGGCTGGAGCTGAAACATATGTAATAAAAACTAACGACAACGGTATAGAACAAATCAGAGTAAGAGGCATACCACCTGTGTCAGTAGATTCGCTAGGTCGTAAGTGGATAAGTTGGGTAGATACACCACAAACAGACTTGGCAACTATGGACGTAGAAAACAAGTTTGTATTTGTAGGTTTTACAGCCAAAGGCATTATGCCACAGCTGGCAACTCCTGTAGGCTTATTAGAGCCACATAAAATACAAGCAGCTCTAGCTGAGTCAATTCTTATAGAAAATAGTCCTTACGTACCAGATTATGCTCTGGCTGTAGAAGTAATGATTTTATTGTCTTCAATGGTCCTTATATGGCTTGTGTTGAACGCTTTTGGTATAACTCTTGGTATTAGTATAGGAGCTGTTGTAATGACCGCTACGGCTTACTATGGCTATTGGACCATACAACAAGGCGTTTTAGTTGATGTTACTTGGGCCTTAATCTCACAGTTTATTACTGGTTCTACAGCTTTTTACTTGCGTTTTAGAGAACAATACAAGGCCAGACAGCTCATAAAACAGCAGTTTGGTAAATACTTAGACCCCAGAATGGTCAAAAAACTGCAATTAAATCCAGAACTGTGCCAAATTAATGGTGCTAGGGTCGATTGCTCGATAATTTTCACCGATCTAAGGGGTTTTACGAGCCTTTCTGAGTCAGTAGAGCCAGAAATGGTCACCTACATAATGAACTCTGTACTAGATGCACAGGTTAAGGCAGTGAACCAGTATATGGGCGTTACGGATAAATTCATCGGCGATGCGGGCATGTACCATTGGAACACAATCATACCGCAAGAAGATCATCATAATCTCGCATTAGATGCAGCCATACAAATGGAAGAGAACATGCGCGAGCTTAACAAAAAATTTGTTGAAGAAGGCATACCAGAGGTTGCAGTGGGCGTGGGAGTAAACAGCGGAATTTGTGTTGCTGGAAATTTTGGAGCTACCGATAGGTTTGCGTTCAGTTTAATTGGTGACCCTTGCAACGTAGCAGCTCGCCTAGAATCAGGAACTAAGGAGGCTGGTGTAAGCACATTGATTGGGCACGAAACAGCACAAAATTGTAGATATGTGTTAAAGTCACTACCAGATTTAAAAGTAAAAGGTAAAGCAAAAGCGCTAAAAGTATATACATGGGCATGAAGTTAAGTTTAATACTCGGAGGCTTGTTAGTCGTTTCTGTTGCTGGTTCTGCATGGTATATAGATTATCAAGCAGATCAAATTAGCACGTTAAAAGGCAATCAAGTAGTTTTAGAAACTGAAATAGAAAAACAAAACGAATCAATACAAAACTATTTAGCAGAACAAAAGAACCAACAAGCACAACTAAATCAGTTAGAAAATGATAAAAGAGCAGCTATGGAAGATGTCAATAGACTTAGAAAAACATTTGCTAATCACGACTTAGATGAGTTGGCACTTGCTAAACCGGGTATGTTGCAAAGTCGTGTGAACAAAGCCTCAAACAGAGTGATGACTACCTTAGAGAATTTAAGCAATCCAAATCAATTTGATGAAAAACCTAGCACTAATTAGTTTAAGTATTTTCTTGGCCAGCTGCTCTTTGATGCAACCAATCAAACCTGTGGAAGTGAGAAGCATTGCAGAGAGAGCACCGTTGTATCACCCACCGTTACCTTACCCTATGTCTCTTACCAAAGTAGATTGGGAGATAATTACACCAGAACTTATGCAAGAGTATTTAGATTTGGTTGAAAAAGGTGAAGCACCTAGAAAAGCTTATTACGCATTATCTAGTAAAGAATACGAAAATCTTAGCATGGATATGGCAGAAATAACTCGTTATACCAAAGACATACTTTCTATAATCAAATACTATAGAGAATTAGACAAACCACAGGAAAAAGAAGATGAGTAAGACACCAGATGAATTTGTATATAGAGCTACGCTAGATCGCATAGTTGATGGTGACACTTTTGATTGCATCTTAGACCTTGGTTTTGACGTAAAACTACACAAACAAAGAGTCCGGTTGGCTGGAATAGATACACCAGAGAGCCGTACTAGAAATTTAGAAGAAAAAGCATTAGGTCTAAAAGCGAAAGAAAGACTTAAAGAGCTTTGCGAAGGCACATTTAGAATTAAATCTCTTGGGAAGGGAAAATATGGAAGGATTCTTGGCATACCTTATACAGCTGATGGAGAAGATATTTGCCAAAAGCTTATTAAAGAAAAACACGCAGTTGAATACTGGGGTGGAACCAAAACAGGCAAAGTTTTGGAAGATGGAACTTGGGGAGAATAAAATGCAAATATCACAAGAGGGTTTAGCGCTAATAAAAAAGTTTGAAGGTTGTGAGTTAGAAGCTTACAAGTGCCCAGCTGGCGTATGGACCATAGGCTATGGCCACACTAAAGACGTAAAAGAAGGCGACAAAATAAACAAAGACGAAGCCGATTATCTTTTACAAGAAGAAATGATTGAGTACGAAAGCTATATTAACGACATGGTTGATGTTGACCTAAATCAAAGCCAATATGATTCTATGTGTGCGTGGGTTTACAACTTAGGGCCATCCAACTTAGGTAGTTCTACCATGCTTCGTGTTTTGAACGAAGGTAAGTATGATGAAGTACCACAACAAATGAAAAGATGGAACAAGGCTAATGGTGAGGTGTTAGACGGTTTGATACGCAGACGAGAAGCAGAAGCTTTATTATTTCAAGGTAAAGAGTGGAGTGAGGTTTAGCATGTTACATAAATGCACTATACTGACTACAGACACTATGTGTTTAGGGTCAGGTGGCTACTATGTCACTACCTAGTTGCTTGACCCGTTTCTTATGAAAGAAGTATCTTTTAAAGACTTTGACATACTTTCAGAACAAGACAAATCAGAAGCTCTTGCTCTTTTACATCGCTACGATCAAATAGATAAGCAAGATAGCTGTCAAAAAGATTTTATAAGTTTTGTAAAACATTTGTGGCCTGAATTTATAGAAGGCAGACACCATAAGATTATAGGCGACAAGTTTAACAAAATAGCACAAGGTAAATTAAAACGATTGATTGTGTGTTTACCTCCCAGACACTCTAAATCAGAGTTTGCATCTACCTACTTTCCAGCATGGATGATGGGCAAAAGAGGTGATCTAAAGATTATACAAACCACTCACACCGCTGAATTAGCTGTACGATTTGGACGTAAGGTTAGAAACATAATAGACAGTGAGGAATACCAACACATATTTCCTGAGTTAAAGTTACAAGCAGATAACAAATCAGCTGGTCGATGGACCACAAACCAAGAAGGTGAGTCGTTCTATGCTGGTGTTGGTGGTGCGATTACAGGTCGTGGTGCTGATTTACTTATTATTGATGACCCACACTCAGAGCAAGACGCACTATCTCCTAAGTCGTTAGAGTCGGCCTATGAGTGGTACACGTCTGGTCCAAGACAAAGACTACAGCCGGGCGGCATCATTGTGATAGTTATGACAAGATGGAGCACCAAAGACTTAGTAGGAAAGGTGTTAAAGAAACAGGGTGATGACAACGCAGATCAATGGGAAGTTGTAGAGTTTCCAGCAATTATGCCTGAAACAGAAACACCTTTATGGCCAGAGTTTTGGAAAAAAGATGAATTATTATCGGTTAAAGCCTCGCTGCCAGTATCAAAATGGAATTCACAGTGGATGCAGAATCCTACCTCTGAGGAAGGTTCTATAGTAAAAAGAGAATGGTGGAGGGAATGGAAGCAAGAAGAAGTACCAGATTACGAGTATGTTATACAAAGTTACGATACCGCTTTCTCTAAAAAAGAAACAGCTGACTACTCAGCTATAACCACATGGGCAATATTCAAAGACCGTGATGAGGTCGATCACATAATACTACTGGACGCAAAAAGATTTAGAGTAGACTTTCCAGAGCTGAAAAGAATAGCTTTTGACGAGTACAAGTATTGGGAACCTGACTGTGTATTGATCGAAGCAAAGGCTTCTGGAACACCACTAACACAAGAGCTTAGACGTATGGGCATACCTGTGACCGCATATTCACCGAGTAGAGGCCAAGATAAAGTAGCAAGAATGAACAGTGTCGCGCCTATATTTGAATCTGGTATGGTTTGGGCACCTGATGAAGACTATGCAGACTTAGTAAGGGAAGAATTAGCATCTTTTCCATTTGGTGATAACGATGATTTCTGCGATAGTACAACAATGGCTTTGATGAGATTTAGACAAGGTGGTTTTTTATCTTTGAAAGAAGATTATCAAGATGAAGCAAAATTTTTATCTAAAAACAGAACAGTATATTATTGATGAAAATATTTTTAACAACATTCTTACATGATGCTAAAGAGTACGAAGGTCCTGACATTCATGCTGAAAACGAAGATCAAGCTTTGCTTATAGCAGAATCACAAGGCTTAATACTAGAAGGAGAGCTGACAGAATTATACTCTTTGGGTGACGAGATCAACCGTAGAGTGCTACACTAAACGATTATGGCAATAGACAAAGCATTAGGAACCCAATCAAATCCAGATTTGAACATACAAGGGTCTTCGGTAACAATTCCACAAGAACCAACAAGACAAGAATTAATTAGTGACGCAGCACAAATACTGGTCAATGAAAATGAGATATTAGTAGGTGATGAGCTTGAAGAACAACCTATGCCACAGATGGATTTTAATTCTAATTTAGTTGATTTTATAGACCCAAGCACCTTACAAAAACTGGCCTCAGACTTAATAAGCTCTGTTGATAGCGACAAACAATCCAGAAGCGAGTGGGAAAAAACTTACACAGAGGGTCTTGAGTATCTTGGTATGAAGTTTGACGAACAAAGATCACAACCGTTTGAAGGCAGTTCTGGCGTTATTCATCCGATTTTGGCAGAAGCCGTAACCCAATTCCAAGCGCAAGCTTACAAGGAAATGCTGCCAGCTAAAGGTCCAGTGAAGACAGAAATTGTTGGCGCTAGAACCATAGAAACAGAAAATCAAGCAGAAAGGGTACAAGAGTTTATGAACTATTACATTATGAATGTAATGCAAGAGTATGACCCAGAGTTAGATATGCTCTTATTTTATCTACCACTTGCGGGTTCAGCTTTTAAGAAAGTTTATTTCGATTTTGTAACAAACAAAGCTGTATCTAAATTTATAGCACCAGAGGACTTAATTGTTCCTTACGAAGCCAGTGATATGTCATCAGCAGAAAGAATCACACACGCCTTAAACATGTCACTGAATGAGATAAAAAAACAACAAGTTACAGGTTTTTATGCTGACGTTGAAATAAACGAGACAGACTATAACGATGACGATTCGGATGTAAAAACACAAATAGACGAAATACAGGGTATAGAATCAAGTTACAAAGAAGACAGAAGCAGAACAATATATGAAATACATACTGTTTTAGACATAGAAGGCTTTGAGGATGTAGACGCAAACGGACAGCCAACAGGTTTAAAACTACCTTATATAATTACCATAGATGAAGGTTCAGAAGCTGTACTGGCCATAAGAAGAAACTACATAGAAGGCGACCCGCTTAAAAACAAGATAAATTATTTTGTGCAGTACAAATTCTTACCGGGCCTTGGTTTCTATGGTTTAGGTCTTTCACACATGATTGGTGGTTTATCTAAAGCCTCTACTTCTATACTCAGACAACTTATAGATGCTGGAACATTAGCTAACTTACCAGCTGGATTTAAAGCCAGAGGCATGCGAATTAGAGATGAGGACGAACCATTACAACCCGGTGAATTTAGAGATATTGACACTACAGGTGGCTCACTCAGAGAGAACCTAATACCGCTACCTATAAAAGAACCTAGTAATGTGCTTATGCAATTACTTGGTTTATTAGTAGATTCAGGAAAAAGGTTTGCAGCTATAGCTGATATGAATGTTGGCGATAGTAATGCAGCTATGCCAGTAGGTACAACTGTAGCTCTCCTAGAAAGAGGAACCAAAGTAATGAGTGCAATACACAAAAGATTGCATTATGCACAAAAACAAGAGTTTCAGTTGTTGTCAAAAGTCTTTGCAGAGTATCTACCACCTTCATACCCGTTTGCTATGGGCACTGGGCCAAGTGAAATAAAACAACAAGACTTTGATGGTCGTATTGATGTAATACCAGTATCTGACCCTAATATATTCTCACAAAGTCAAAGAATTACATTAGCACAAGAACTGCTACAAATGGTTCAATCAAACCCAGAAATACATGGCCAACAAGGTATGTATGAAGCGTATAAAAGAATGTATGCAGCTCTAGGTGTAGATAACGTAGAGTCGCTTATACCTCCACCACCAGACAACACACCACAGCCAGTTGATGCTGGTTTAGAGAATAGTAGTCTTATGTTGGGTATACCAGCACAAGCATTTGAAGGGCAAAATCACGAAGCGCATTTGGAAACACACAAAAGCTTGTTTTTAACACAAGTTGTTAAAGAAAACCCTCAAATACAGTCTCTTATAATTAGTCATTGCATGCAGCATTTACAATTTTTGTCAGCACAAATAGCGAGTCAACAGATTCCAGAAGAAGTGCAAATGCAATTACAAGAGGTACAAGGTCAAATGCAACAAATGTCACCACAAGAAGCACAGCAAGTGCAGCAACAAATACAGATGACATTGGACCAATTCAGTGCGCCAATCATGGCACAGCTTACATCTGAATTCTTACAGTCTATAGGTCAGGGCCAGAGTGGTGACCCATTAGTAGAAATAAGAAAAACTGAGCTAGATTTAAAAGACAAAGAGCTAGACATAGAATCACAACAGTTTATACAAAAGCAGAACCAAAGGGCACAAGAGAAGATGCAAGAAAATATGTTGCAAGAACAACGCATAAATGTGCAAAAAGATATAGCTGATGATAAACTAAATGTAGCAATAGACAGACTTAAACAAAATGCTGATCTAAAGCTTATGGAATTAGGTACAAAAACGAGGAATTAATTATGGCAACATCATTCAAAGTTAAGGCAGTACAAGAGTTACGAGCTGCAAAAAAAATAGAGAGAGAACTAGAGGCAAAAGCTGCTGCTGAACACGAAGAACAAAAAGCGGCTAAACAAGCGGCTAATGAAAAAAGAATAGCTGATAAAATGGCTAGAAAAGATGAAACTGAACCAACACCAGAACCTGTGGTTAAAGAAAAGAAAACAGCCAAACCAGCTGCAAAAAAAAGAGGTAGACCAGCGAAAGCTAAGAAATAATGGATGAAATACAGCTGCTTGATAAGATCAAAAAAATTATCGCAGATAGAGAATCTCAGGTGCGAGAAACTTTAATGTCAGGTGGTTTAAAAGATATGGAACACTATAGATACTTGCAAGGTGAACTATCTGCTCTATACTATATGCAAGGAGAACTTAAAGGATTTTTTAAAGAGGAATAAATGGCAGAACTTAAATCAACAAACGACATAGTTGCGGATGCTTATATACAAGAAGAGGCAAGAGTCCTTGACCCTACTTTACTAGACAAATCATTAGTGGACCGCATGCCACAACCAACGGGTTGGCGCATGTTGGTTTTACCATACGCTGGTAAAGCTACAACAAAAGGCGGCATACATTTAGCACAAAGCACTGTAGACAGAGAAGCATTAGCAACGGTTGTTGCGTATGTGGTCAAACAAGGTCCTGAGTGCTACAAAGACGAAAAAAGGTTTGGCGGCAAACCTTGGTGCGAAGAAAAACAATGGGTTTTAATAGGGCGTTACTCTGGCTCTAGGTTTAAATTGGAGGAAGGTGCAGAGGTTCGCATCATCAATGACGATGAAGTGATAGCCACCATTCTCGACCCTGATGACATAGTGAGTTTATGATGAATGAACAAGAAAATGCACAACAAATTCAGCCAGAAGCTGATGATGTTGAAGTAGAGGTAGTAGAACAGGAAGCTTTAGTAGAATCTAGCCCAGACGATGAGCTAGAAAATTATACTAAATCGGTTTCCAAAAGAATAAATAAGTTGAATGAACGCAACAGACAAGCTGAAGAAAAAACAGCTGAGTTAGAGCGTAGATTGGCTCAAAAAGAGCAAGAAACAGCTTATATGGCTCAAGAAAGGTTGCAAACGCACCAAACCTTGATACAAAAAGAAAAGGAAGCAATACAAGCTAAAGAGATGCAAGCTGATGACTTGTACAAAAAAGCAGTTGATTCTGGTGATGCTGAGTTAATGTCAAAGGCTGACACTCTTAAAAGTGATCTGAGCATACAAAAAGAAAAAGTTAGAATGGCTGAAGCACAGTCACAACAAACTTTTCAAAATCCACAGCCAGTACAACAACAACAATACCAAGAACAAGCACCAGCTACTGTAGAGCCTAGTACACAAGCAAAAGGCTGGCATGACAAAAACCAATGGTATGGTGACAGTAGTAATGATGACAATGTACAAGCGACACAATTCGCTTATTTCACACACTACAATTTAATTAACGAAGGTTATGAAGCTGATTCTGATGACTATTACAGTGAGCTAAATAACAGAGTTTATAAAGTTTACCCTGATTTACAGGGCAATAATGACGTTCAAAATGAAGACAGACCCACTGTGCAAAGAGTCGCTTCAACTTCTGTAGGAAGTCGTCAAAAAACACAAGGCAAGAAGAACGGAGTGACTTTTTCTAAATCAGAAGTTGAACGTCTCAGAGGATTGAAACCACATAATATGTCTGAAGAGGCATGGTTAAAATCTGTTGCTAAAGAGAAACAAAAAATTTCACAAAGAGAGGCAAAATAAAATGACTAACGAAATAGAACAAGAAACTACAACCAGAAAATCCCGTGAATCCGAGTCACACGCTAAAGAAACTCGTAGAACCCCATGGAGACCAGTAAGAAAACTAGAAACACCTCCAGCACCTGAAGGATATGAATATCGATGGATAAGAGAATCAATGATGGGGCAAGAGGATAGGGCTAATGTAAGTAGAAGAATTAGGGAAGGTTGGGAGCTTGTAAAAGGTTCTGATTTACCTCAAGAATTTGACTTACCAACTATGGATTCTGGCAGACATACTGGTATTGTATATAACGAAGGACTACTCTTAGCGAAGATACCACTTGAAACCATTGCTGAACGTAATGCTTATTACCAAGGTAAAAACCAACAAGCGAAAGAAGCGTTAGACAATAATATGTTTAATGAATCTTCAAAAGATGGAAGGTATGTCAAGTATGACTCGCAAAGAAAGTCTAATGTTACTTTTGGAAAAAAGTAATTAATATAAATAGGTAAAAAATTATGGCTAATAAAGATGCCCCATTTGGATTAAAACCTGTTCGTATGATGGGCGGAGCACCCTATTCTGGAGGTCAATCCAGATACAGGATAGCTAGTGGAGCCACAACACCAATTTTTAATGGCGATTTAGTTACGCAATTAACAGCTGGAGTTTTGGGTCGACATGCTGCAACTGGTACTGTTCCGATTGTCGGAGTGTTTAATGGAGTCAGTTATACTGACCCAACTACTGGCGAACAAGTATTTAAAAATTACTATCCCGGAAGCATTAGTGCTTCTGACATAGTAGCTAACGTGATTGACGATTCCAATGTCGTTTTTGAAGTACAAGCAGACGCAGCATTGCCTGTTGCTGACTTGTTTGGAAACTTTGACATTGTTGACGGCTCTCCCGTTGGCGATACAGCCTCTGGACGATCTAATGCCGAGCTAGATGTAACTACTGGTGCTACCACTGCTACTCTACCTCTAAAAGCAATAGACATCTCTGAGGACCCTGATAACGATGATGTTTCATCATCCAACACCAATGTTCTGTGTGTGATTCAAAACCACATCATGGGGCAAAAAGGTGCTGGTCTAGCATAAGGTAGGTAAAAAATGGCAATATCAAGAGCTCAACTCGCTAAAGAGTTAGAACCCGGATTAAACAGCCTCTTTGGCTTATCTTACGATGAGTACGACAGAGAGTACGAAGACATCTTCTCTATAGAAGATTCAAACCGTGCTTTTGAAGAAGAAGTGTTAATCACTGGTTTCGGTTCGGCACCAACTAAAAGTGAAGGTCAAGGCGTTAGCTTCGACAACGCATCTGAAAGTTACAGTGCACGTTACACCCACGATACAGTGGCGTTAGCGTTTGCTTTAACAGAAGAAGCGATTGAAGATAACCTCTATGATTCTTTAGGTAAAAGGTATACAAAAGCACTAGCGAAATCTATGGCTAATACCAAAGAAGTTAAAGGTGCTGATGTGTTAAACAACGCTTTCTCATCCAGTTTTACTGGTGGAGATGGTAAATCTCTAATAGCAACAGATCACCCACTGTCAGGTGGTGGTTCAGCTGCTAACAGAGCAACATCAATGGCCGATCTTAACGAAACTTCTTTAGAAGATGCGTTGATCGACATAAGCGGATTCACAGATGACAGAGGACTTACAATTTCTGTTCAAGCGTCAAAAATGATAGTTCCTAGTGAACTGGTTTTTGTTGCTGAAAGAATTTTAAATTCTAATTTAAGGTCTGGAACATCAGACAATGATCTAAATGCTGTAAGAAGCACAGGGGTATTACCCGGTGGTTATTCAGTAAATCATTATCTAACTGACCCAGATGCTTTCTTCATCTTAACTTCTGTCACCGATCAAGGCGATGGTCTGAAAATGTTCCAAAGAAGTGGTATGGAAACTTCTATGGAGCCTGACTTCGCTACAGGAAACATTAGATATAAAGCGCGTGAGCGTTATTCTTTTGGTTTCTCTGATTGGAGAGGAATTTATGGGTCGCAAGGTGCATAACTCGAACGATTAGAAATACCGTTTATAACTCAAGTATTTCAAGAAAAGGCCCTTCGGGGCCTTTTTTTTGTTTTGATTCTTTTATTTTATTATGTACATAAACTTGCACATTTGTGTAAATAGTGTATTATGTATATGTGAGATTAATAAATGAAGGAGAAAAAATGTTTGATTCAGAAAATTATGATAAGAGGTTGAGAAGAGCAGAGGCCACATATAATGGTCAGTTCTACACCAAAGCAGCTAAAAAAGATGCTATGGCCGATCTCAACGAAGCTTATAAAATTTGTTTAAATCACGCTAATAAGTGTTGGAGAAATAAAGTAAGAGAAGAGTTAGGCACAGACTATGATTTTCTAGGTTCAGAGTGGCAAGCTTTTAAAGATGCTAACCCTAGTAACGATGTTCCTTATGATCTACACCAAGTAAGAGAAGCTAAACACTCCGAGTATTTCCAAGCTTTCGGTGGAGTCTGGAATTACATAGATAGCTTGGTTAAGCTTAGAGCGTTTTACAAAGAAGCAGAGATTATTGCCAAACCAAAAAAAGTTAAAACCGAGGGTGTTAGAACTGATAGGTCTGCTAAATACTGGGGCCACTGTCAGATATGTCAAAAAAGACACAAGATAGATGTTCAAACTAATAAAATAGCTGACCACGGTTATACAGTTGATGGTTGGAGAAACGGCAGCTGCATGGGCATACACGCTCTTCCATTAGAACTTTCATGTGATTTGGTCAAAAAAGAAATTGTAAATCTTAAAGAAGCTTTGGCTCAATATCAAGAAATGGAGAGACAGGGCAAAAAAGTCTTTGAGGGTATAGCTGGCAGATGGGATAGACAAGAAGAAGGAACTCCAATATATGGTGAGCCTACTAAGTACATCAAATACTGCAAACAAGACCTTGGAGTTTACGAAAAAGTCGTAGAGAAATGGTATGCACTTAATCTTGAAGACTTAGAAGAAGTTTTGTATGACGACTAAACTTACAATCAAAAAGGCCCTTCGGGGCCTTTTTTTTGGCCTAAATTTATTAATATTTATATGTATAAATAGTTGCACATTTGTGTAAATAGTGTATTATATATATGTGAGATTAATAAATAAAGGAGAAAAAAAATGATAAGAGTGCTTAATTTTTTAGAACAATGGAGCATGCTTGCTGGGTTATTTAACATGTTTGCTTTTGTCTTTGTGATCGAAGCAGTAATTAAAATGTTGGGGGTGTAAAGATGGGTAACAGAGCAGTGATAACAATTAAAGAGGATGGAGTTGCAAAAGAAAATTGGAACTCTTTATATCTACATTGGAATGGTGGCAGAGACAGTGTTGAGCCGTTTCTTCATGTAGCTAAACTTTACGGTTTCAGAAGCGCTGATTCAACTTACGGCATCGCTAGACTTGCTCAGTTGATAGGCAACTGCTTTGGTGGCACCTTGTCTTTAGGTGTCGGTAGATACGGCAGACTTGATACCGATAATTACGATAATGGTGTTTATGTCATAGGCAATAATTGGGAAATAATCGATAGAGAGTTTTTCAAGGGCAAAGAACAACAAGAATATGATTTTGACGAGTTTGTTGAAACCATAAGACTAAAAAACGACCATGTGTTTGGATATGAAGATAAAGAGGAGGTGGCATAGTGGCTGGAACTTGTTTTGAAACATCTTTAAAAAAGTGGTTAGAGCTTTTTTATAAAGGTGGCAAAGACATAAAAATTGCTCACGGTTTAGTAACAGGTCAAGTTGGTTATGTAAAAGATAAAAAATATGGACATGCTTGGGTAGAGATAAATGACCAAGTGTGTCTGGACACAGAAACAAACATTACATTTCCTAAAAAAGAATATTACAAGATTGGCAAAATAAATCCAGAAGACGTGTATCTTTACGATAAAAAAGAAATCGGGCATTGGGTAACGACAAACGGAACTTATGGCCCTTGGGAACTAGAAGAAACAGAATTTGAAAAGGAGATGGGATGATAAAAAAAATATTTGTAGACATGGACGGTGTACTAGCTGATTTCGTCAAGGGTGTTGAAGGACCTAAGTATCTAAACGGGCCGTTTGTAAATGTGCACGACTATGATTCAAGAAAGATAGAACTCAGCAACAATGGTTTATTTAGAGACTTGCCATTGCTTGATGGTATGGACCAACTAATGAAACACATAAAAACAGAGTGTGCAGCCAAGGACATATATTGGGAAATACTCACCTGTACAGGCATGCAAAACAGACAGATAGTGGCCAACGATAAAATAGAATGGATAAGAGAGCATGTCGATAAAGATGTGGTTATAACTTGTACTTTCAAGGGTGTGCAGAAAGCTGCTTATGCAAAAGAAGGCTACATATTGATTGATGATACAGAAAAAAACATAGACGCATGGAAAGGTGCTGGAGGCATAGGCATACTTTTTAAAGATGCTGAGAGCTGCATCGATGAGCTAAAGACACTTCTATAGTTTGCTAATTTAAGGTCCTAGTAGTATGATTTTACTACTAGGATTTTTTTTACATTGTTTTATCAACTGACCTAGCAGACAAGCCGAGATGATAAGACTTATTTCCGAAGGAGGAAATTATGGCAAATTCGACATTTAATGGACCTGTAAGGTCCGAGAATGGCTTTAAAGTCATTTCAAAAGCAGCCAAAACAGGAACTGTAACCACATCATTTACTTTAGACGGTAATGGTATGCAAGTTACACCTGTGGCTTTAGCTGATACTACAGCTATTTCATTAACCGCAGCAACACATGGTGGAAGAGTTGCAGTTGTGCCAGCATTAAGTGCTAATTGCACACTTACTCTACCGTCACCATCTGCTGGTGTTTACTTTAAATTTGTTTATGGCGGTGCAGCAGAAGAAACTGAAAACCTTATCATTGATACAGGTTCAGACACTAATTTCTTTTTAGGTGGAATTGTTCATTTAGATTCTAATGCAGATAATGTTTCTGTATATGCAGATGGCAACTCTAATTCTATACTTACCCTAACTGACTTTGGTTTGTTTGAAATAAACATACTAGCCAAAGATTCAACTAATTGGTATATATGGGGCAATCAAGAAGGTGCAGACGTTCCAGCATTTACTGACCAATCTTAATAGGAGTAAATAATGGCAGACGCAGTAACCTCACAAACTATTCAAGATGGGCAAAAAATTGCTATTTTGAAGTTTACAAATGTATCTGATGGCACAGGTGAAAGTGCTGTCAAAAAGGTTGATGTATCAGCTTTACAAGCAAATAATAGTGGTGATGCTTGCACTTCTGTTTCTGTGGCTCGTATTTATTGGGCCACAAGAGGCATGGGTGTAAACCTAGAATTTGACGCTAGTACAAATGTACTTTTGACTGGTTTACCAGCAGACAGTACGGGAGATGAATACTATGACTTGTTTACAGGCATACCCAATAATGCGGGCAGCGGTGTAACAGGTGATATTGATTTTACGACTGTATCACATTCAAGTGGTGATACTTATTCGATCATATTGGTTTTGAATAAGAATTATTAATGAATGGCTGTAAAGAAAACCAGAAAAGAGGCTAAACCTATAAGGAAAACGACTGGGAAGGGCGGTAATTACCGCCCTACTGGTAAAGGTGCTGGAATGACCAAAAAGGGTGTTGCTGCTTATCGTAAAGCAAACCCCGGTTCTAAGTTAAAAACTGCTGTAACAGGCAAAGTAAAGAAAGGTAGCAAAGCAGCTAAAAGGCGCAAGTCTTATTGTGCAAGGTCACTTGGACAGTTAAAAAGAAGCTCTGCTAAAACAAAAAATAATCCTAATTCAAGAATTAGGCAAGCAAGAAGAAGGTGGAAGTGCTAATGGCAATATCAAGATCACAGGTACCTAAAAGCGTAGCAAACCCAAGTTTATACAGAAAAGCTAAAAGTAAAGCTAAAGCAAAGTTTGATGTTTACCCATCAGCTTACGCCAATGCTTACATGGTTAAAGAATATAAAAAAATGGGTGGCAAGTACAAAGGTAAAAAGAAAGCTGCTGGTGGAGCAATCAAGTTTAACCAAGGCGGTACAGTTATGGTACAAGGCAGAGGATGCGGTGCTATGATGAACGACAGGCGTAAGAAAACAAAAATGCCAAGAACCTAGTTATGAGTTTAACGAAGTGGTTTAAAGATGACTGGGTTGATATAGGCGCACCAAAAAAAGGTGGCGGCTATAAAAAATGTGGTAGGTCTAAAACCAAAGGTTCTAAGCGCAGTTATCCAAAATGCGTACCAGCTTCTAAAGCTTCGAGCATGAGCAAAAAACAAATTTCTTCTGCTGTAAGACGCAAAAGAGCAAAAAAACAAGGTGTTGGTGGTAAACCAACTAATGTTTCTACATTCGCCTCAACAGGTGGTAAGATAAGTAAATCAAGGTCAAACAACATAGGTTTGTTTGGCAGAAGATAGGAGTAATTATGAAAGGCACTAAATACATGAAAAAAGGTGGAGCATCTAAAGGCACTAAATACATGAAAAAAGGTGGAGCAGCTAAAGGCACTAAATACATGAAAAAAGGTGGAGCAGCTAAAGGCACTAAATACATGGCCAAAGGCGGTAGCGCTAAAGGCACTAAATACATGTCAAAAGGTGGTCGTGTTGGCAAGAAAAAAGGTGTAGCAAGAGGTATGGGAGCAGCTATTAGGGGTGGCGACTATACAATCTAAATAAACAAAGGAGTTAAATATTGTGGCGTATTTAATATCAAACATTCCCCAGTTCAAATGCTGGGTGAGAAAAGAGTTTACAGCTAACCATAGCGATTATCATGGCGAGTATCTTCACGCTTTAGCTATAGCAGTAAATACTTTACCAGACAGATCATTGTCCTTTCAGGTGGTTTTTACGGGTTGTGAAATAGACGATATGGAAGATGCTCCAAATGTACATGGCGGAGCTATGTGGGCAAGGATGCCCATACAGGCTTTAGTAGCAGACGTGCCTTTAGAAGAATGGCCAGAACCAATGGAAGATCATCTAGCTCAACCTTGGGATTGCTTGAGTCACGACCATTCTGTGGTTATTATGGACAGGGTAAGCTCATCTCCATGGATATGTAAGATAGGAGGAGAGTTTGTAACAGGTAAGTATATGTTTACAGTTGATTACACAGATAACTCGATAGCTGATGACCCAGCTCAACATAAACAGTCACATGTGTTATATTTAACAGAAGCTGGTCCTTGGACTGGAAATTTTGTAGCCTTACCTAATAATAGAGTAAGAGCAACAAATCCAGCCTTGTGGCGTGTTGGTGAAGGGGCACCAGATTTTATGCCTTCTCAATGGACACATTCAGCAGAACAACATGAGAGCTATATGGACCCAAACATAACATTTAACAATCTATACGCTCCAGAGGATAAAGAATATGGCGACAAGTAGCAGTAAGAATTTTGAGCTTGATGTAGCTGAATACATAGAAGAAGCTTTTGAAAGATGTGGCATAGAGCTGCGTACTGGTTATGATCTCAAAAGCGCGACTAGAAGCCTTAATATTATGTTGGCAGAATGGGCCAACAGAGGACTAAACCAATGGACAGTTGCAGAAAAAACTGTAGCCATGGTCAAAGATACCAAAACATACAATATTGATAGTACCAATGCTACTGCACCTATTGACGTACTGGACGTATTTATAAGAGAAACATCTGGTTCAGAAACAACTGACATACCTTTAAGTAGGTTAAGTAGAGCTGAGTATTCACACATTACAAACAAGTCATCGACTGGTAAACCAAATCAATACTTTATAAATAAACAGCTGACACCAACTATAACTGTTTGGCCAGCTCCTGATCTTTCAAGCACTTACACCGTCTACATGAATGTACTTACCAGAATGGATGATGCAGACGCTGCTACAAATACCATGGACTTACCTTTTAGGTTTTACCCATGCTTAACAGCTGGTCTGGCTTACTACATGTCCATGAAAAGAGCACCACAGCTCACAGGACAACTAAAAGCTATATATGAAGAAGAGTTTGACAGGGCCCTATCTACCGATGAAGACAGAAGTTCTTTCAATATATCGCCTAACTTGAGAAGTTATAACAACGCATAATGGCTTTTGCATCAAACAAAAACGCTTATGGTATCTGTGACTTAACAGGGTTCAGATACAAACACAAAGATTTACGAAAGACTTGGGATGGTTTGTTGGTGGGCAAAGATCAGTGGGATGCTAAACACCCACAGTTAATGCCAAAACCTTCTCCAGTAGACCCAGAGGCTATAAGAGATGCAAGAACAGAAAGCAGTGACACAAATAATTTTTTTACACTTTATACTAACGTGGGTGACGGAAAACTAGGCACTAGCCTTACTTCTTTTGAATTGACAGCAAGCATAGGAACAGTCACGATAACAACATGAGTTTTACACTAGCAACATTAAAAACAGCAGTACAGGACTACTTACAAGTTTCTGAAACTACTTTTACTACACAATTACCAAGGTTTATACAGGAAGCAGAAGATCGCATATTCAATATGGTTCAACTGCCTTACCAAAGAAAAAATGTTTCAGCCACTCTAACAGCTAGTAATAGGTTTTTGGCTACACCTACAGATTTTTATGCGCCATTTAGTTTGGCAATTACCAGCAGTAATACATACGATTACTTGGACTTCAAACACGCGTCTTTTATTAAAGAATACGCACCATCCTCTACTGCTACAGGGCAACCTAAGTATTATTCACAGTTTGATGATACGTCTTTTGAACTTGCCCCAGTGCCTGATGCCGCATATACTATTGAATTACATTATTTGTATAAACCAGCCTCGATTACGAGTGGTAGTGACAGCGGTACAACAGTGTTAAGTTCTGATTATCCAGACGCTTTGTTGTACGGAAGTTTAGTAGAAGGAGCCATCTTTCTAAAAGAACCCCCTGATGTCATTGGCCAATTTGAGGCAAGATTTAAGGAGGCAGTAGGAAGGATGAAGACTCTATCAGAAGGTCGCGGTACTCGCGATGAATATAGATACGATCAGTTTCGCACTGGCGTGTCTTAATGCAACCCATAGAATCGCTAGAGGGCAAGAGAGTTGCTCTAGTAGGACTTGGTATATCACAAGTTGATTTTGCTGTAGGCATACAAAACGGTAAAACTTGGGATGAAGTCTGGACTATTAACTCAGCAGCAGCTGTTTACAAAACAGACAGAATGTTTATGTTGGACCCAGCTAGTCGTTTTTTTGACAGCGATGACGCGGGTAAACAAACTGGTGCATTAACTAGAATACTACCAAAAGCAGATTATCCGATTTACACCTGTGAGCTAGACGAGAGAGTGCCTAGTGCTGTGGTTTATCCCATAGAAGCTGTTTGCAATGCTACCCGTTGTGCTTATCTTAATAATACAGTTGCTTATGCAATAGCTTTTGCTTTATTTAATAAAGTAGGAGCTATAGACCTATACGGCATAGATTTTTCTTACAAAGAAAACATGCACTTTGCAGAGGCGGGTAGAGCTTGCGTTGAGTTTTGGCTATGTAAGTGCATGGAGGCAGACATAACCGTTGGTATCAGTTCACGATCTACGGTATTAGATTCTAATGTTGTGGCTACAGATAGGCTTTACGGTTTTCACAGACTGGATAAACCCCTAGTAGCGGTACCGCATGAGGGTAAATGGATAATAGGACCATACGAAGATATAGATGAAAAGTTATCGAAATATGGTTTAATATTGGACAAAGAAGAGGAACCACCAGAGCCATATAAAGGATGACAGACAGTTTTATACAATTAGGAAAAGTTGGTGTGCACACCACACAAAACAAAGGACATGACCCTGAGTTTTGGGCAGAACAAGCAACTAAGAAAATATGCGAAATATCTATGGACGCACCAGAGCATGTGAAGCAACAAGCTATGGCTTTTCAAAACCAAGTTTATACTGTAATCTTATATACTATAAAGAACGCAATAAATTCTAAAAATGTGACGTATGTGAATTTATTAAGGCAACAAGGCCATGAAGACATGGCTAATATAATTAAGGAGCTTTAAGAAATGGCAATTACATCAGCAATAGCAACAAGTTTTAAACAAGAAATACTTGTAGAAGGTCACAATTTAACTAATGGAGCTGACTCAATTAAGTTAGCTTTATATACGTCATCTGCAACTATGGGAGCTGGCACAACAGCTTATGCAACCACTAATGAGGTAACAGGTACAAATTACACAGCAGCTGGAGCAGCGTTGACTAACGTGACACCAACAACGTCAGGCACTACAGCAATAGTAGATTTTGCAGACTTAACATTTGGCACAGCTACAGTTACTGCAAGAGGTTGCTTAATATACAACAGCACAAATGGTAACAAAGCTTTGGCTACTATTGACTTTGGAGGAGACAAGACAAGCACAGCTGGAGACTTTACAGTCGTTTTTCCAGCAGCTAGTGCGACTGCTGCCATTATCAGAATAGCTTAATTTCTTTTTGAAATGGTAGAGTTAAGAGATGCCACTTACAAAATTTAGTTTTAAGCCGGGAATCAACAAAGAAGAAACTGACTATTCTAATGAAAATGGTTGGGTCGATGGCAATTTAGTACGTTTCAGAAAAGGTGGTGTTGAAAAACTAGGTGGTTGGGCAAAGAAAAGTTCTAATACTTTTTTTGATACAGCTAGAGCCTTACACAGTTGGATTTCTTTAGGTGGTCAGCGTTACCTTGGTTTTGGTACAACATCTAAATACTACATAGACAATGGTGGTAATTACAACGACATCACACCTATACGAGCCACCACTACAAATGGAATAACATTTGCAGCCACTGATGGTTCATCTTTAATTACAGCTACTGATTCTAGTCATGGTGCTGTTGTAGGTGATTTTGTAACCATATCAGGAGCAGTTTCTTTAGGTGGTTTAATAACAGCTAGTGTTTTAAACCAAGAATATAAAATTACAGGTGTGACTAATGCCAACACTTTTACTTTTACAGCTAAAGACACTAGCGGTAACACAGTAACAGCTAACAGTAGTGACAGTGGCAATGGTGGTTCTGGAGTTGATGGTGTTTACCAAATTAACTCAGGCTTAGATGTATATGTGCAATCTGCTGGTTGGGGTTCTGGTGCTTGGTCTGCTAGTACGTACGGCTCTACCAGTGCTTTGGCAGATACTGGTCAACTAAGACTGTGGACACACGACAACTTTGGTGAAGATTTAATTATTAATCCCAGAGGTGGCAGTATATACAGATGGGTTGAAAACGATGGTTTATCTACAAGAGCTGTTAGCCTATCAGGCACGACAGGTGCTAATTTAGTACCAACCAAAGGCTTACAAGTCATAACCTCTGAAACAGACAGACATTTGATAGTATTGGGAGCTGACCCAATAAGCAGTGGTTCAAGAACAGGTGCTGTTGACCCCATGTTAATAGCATTTAGTGACTCTGAAAACGCTTTAGAGTTTGAGCCACTCAATACTAACGCTGCTGGAGATGTGAGATTGTCTAGTGGCTCGCTTATTGTAGGTGGTCTTAAATCGAGACAAGAAGTATTGGTGTGGACAGATACCAGTTTGTATAGCATGACCTTTATAGGACCTCCTTTAACATTTGCAGTCAACCTAATTAATGAAGGTGCTGGACTGATAGGTCCTAAAGCTGCTGCTAACGCACCCAATGGTGTTTTCTTTATGTCCAAGAACGCTTTCTATTTTTACAATGGTTCTGTACAGAAACTACCTTGTTCAGTGCAAGATTATGTTTTCTCTGATCTTAATGTGTCACAGGCATACAAATGTCACGTTGCTACTAATACAGAATTTTCAGAGATATGGTTTTTCTATCCCTCATTAGCTGATGGTACAGATGAGATTTCACGTTACGTCATCTATAACTATGAAGAAAACTCATGGAGCATTGGTTCTTTGGTTCGATACGCTTGGCTAGATGCTGGTATAGAAAACAAACCAGTAGCATCAGGCACAAGTTCTTCTGCTAGTTGTTTGTTCTTACATGAGACAGGATTTAATGATGATGACAGTGCTATGGATGGTGTCTTTATAGAGTCAGCAGACATAGATATAGCTGATGGTGAGAACTTTGCTTTTGTTAAAAAGGTGATACCAGACATTAAGTTCGACAGTCAAACAGGCACAGTGCCATCACCAGCCATGAATATAGTGGTTAAAAGCAGAAACTTTAATGGCGAAAGCCTTACCACAGACTCAACCACACAAGTAACCAGCTCATCTACTTTTTCTAGTTTGAGAACACGAAGTAGACAGTTGGTACTAAGGTTTGAGTCAGATGATGACAATACTGCTAGTCGTAAAGACTACAGATGGAGGCTTGGAGCAACACGTTTAGACGTACAAAGTTCAGGTCGTAGATAGTGGGTAAATTACTAGAAACCAGATTGCCCATAGCACAAGGTGACATGGTTTCAATCGAAACGTTTAATCGCTTGGTGCGCGTACTAGAGTTAAACTTGAGTGCACACGACCCAGATAGGATTAAACATTTTACAAACACAGAGACTTCTGAATTGCAATTTGCTACAGGTCAGATTATATTTAACTCTACGGTAGAGGTTCATCAGGCTTTTGATGGCAATGAGTTCAGAAATCTTTATGAACATAGGACGTACGTTACTGGGGTTAGTGCTACAATGAGCGTTGGTGCAGTAACAGTCACAATAGGTTAAATATGAAAACAGCAAACGCAGACAATATGATAAAAGCATCACTGATAGCCGCAAATCAACCCTCTATGCAAGATGAAATGATAGGCATGCAAAGAGCAAATGTAATGCCTAGCCTTGGACCAGCTTTGTCTCAGGCCATGAGTTTACCAACCAAAGGTGCTATATCTAACAGAGAAATGGAAATGTATCAGAAGGCTTCGCCTTCATTTGATATGGTTGGTGATACTAAAGGTGCTGTGTCTGACAGAGAATTAGCCATAGCCAGAGAAGCTATTGAAAAAACCATGTCACCAGAGGAACTCAATGCCGCTATTGAAGCTTTAATGATGCAAAAGCAAGGCACTAACGACCCAGAAGAGCTAGAAGAAATAGATGAGGCTATACAATCTACTATCATACAAGGCCAAGCACCTTATAACGATTTGATGAATCAATTAGCTTTGACTGGCGGTGAAGACGACATGATCGCACACGTCAGAACAGGTGACATAAATTTATCCAGAGAATTGGTCACACCACAAATAGAGTCTTTGATTGAAGAACAGGCAATGAAATCAGGCATAGACCCAGAAACTATTGTTTTCGGTCAAGGTATAGCAAATTTGAGAAACCCAATAACAGGCCAAGAACAACATGGTTGGTTAAAGAAAACGGCTAAATCAATTAAAAAGAAAGGTAGAGTCATTGCACAAGTTGCTTCGGTAGTACCGGGTCCTTGGCAAATACCAGCTACCATAGCTACAAAAGCATATACAGCTTATGACGTAGCCAAAGGTAATATCAGTCCTATACAAGCAGCAGCTCAATGGGCGGGTGCTAATAAAGCAGCAGCTGGAGCTAGAGCCAGTGCAGCTGCGGGAACACAACCATCTGGTAATATTTTTGCGAGAACAAAAGAGTATTTCACCAAAGGAGCAGATGGTATGAATTTTTTAGACAACATAACTGCTGCACCAACACTTGACCCGAAGACTGGAGAAATGTCGGGTGGTAGTATTTTTGGACGTGCTAAAGAATACATTATGCCGGGCCAAGATGATGTAGGTTTATTTGGTAATCTTGGTCAAACTTTTGGCATGGGTGGTGGACAACCGCAACAAAGCGTTGATGACATTGCCAACTCAGTGCCCGGTGCTAAGACTAGAGTGGAAAGGTTAAGAGCAAGTGGTATGTCTGATGCAGACATAATGAAAGATTTACAGTTTTCTGGCTATGCTCCAAAACCCACAGCGGGTGGTTTCTTTGGTGGCAAAACACCACAAGGTATTAAAACTCTTGGCGATGCAATAGGTTTAGGTGGTCAAAGTGGTTTGAGTGATTTTTATGGTGGCATGACTGGCGGCCAAGGCGGAGGCGGTATGGGTGGTCTTGGAGGTTTAGCTGGTATGGCTGGAGCTGGCTTGCTGGCTGCCAAACTGGGTAAGCTTGCTTATGACGAAGCCAAAGATTCTAAAGGTGTATCTTTATCTCCTGTAGTCGCTATGGACGCTACTGGTAGATATAACCTAGAAGCAGAGATGGCCAGACGAATGGGCCAACAAGCACCGAATCCTGTTGAGTTTGGTTTATTGCCCACAAATACATTTCCACAACTTAGTGGTGGTCAACCAAGAGAAGTAATGGCAGCAGCCGAAGGTGGTGAAGTCGATTATCCAAACAAGGGATTAGCTTCTTTGGCAAAAGTAGCTCCAGATGTAGTCAAAAGAATGGGTTACAACATGGGAGGTTATGTTATGCCAATGGCTTACGCCGAAGGCGGCAATGTGGCTATGGAAGATTTCAACAGAATGAACGGACAGATTAATGGCGAAGGTACAGAAACCAGTGACGATATACCCGCCATGTTGTCTGACGGTGAGTTTGTTATGACAGGACAAGCTGTAAGAGGTGCTGGTTCATACAAAATGACTAATAATAGTGGCATTGTGACGCTCACACCAAACGGTCAGCCTAGCAGAGATGCTGGTACCGAAACTATGTATCAACTTATGGAGGCTTTCAGCAGTCGAGCAAGACCAGCTTAAAGAAATAATATGAAATTTAACACTAGAACCGAAGCTGGTAGAAAAGCTCAAGCGGAATATTTGGCAAACCCTTTTCCGCGTTCTGTAGCTGGGTTTAAAATACCTGATTTGTTCAACACAGATAATTCAGTAACTTTATCCAATCGACCTACTTTGCCTACTGGTTCTTTACCTGTGATAGAACCAGAGTTGCTGAGACAGATTGGTGGCATTGGCTCTTTGCCTAATACGAATGTTCCCATGCAAACGATTACATTACCGGGTGGTCAAACTGTGCAAATTCCACAACTTAACATGGAAGAGATAAACGCTAATTTAGCAGCGTCAGGTATTACACCACAAGCACCTTTACCTAATATAATTCCAGAGGTTGCTACTCCAATTCCATCTCTACCTGTAGCAGCTCCATCTTTGCCTGTAGCTCCACCAGTAGGTTATCCACCAATTCTTACAAAGAGAGGCCAAGGCTTTAACGACATAAGGACGATTGACGATGGAATGATGGGACCGAATGAAAAGCCTATTACTCCAATAACCAATGCTAGTCCACCAGCTCCAGTAGAAACAGTAGGTGCTGGTTTTGACCCAACACAAGGTGGAACTTTAACCCCTCCAGTAGAACAACCACTAGCACCCTACACAGGTGCTGGCTATGATGCTTTTGGTGAACAACCTTTTGTAAGCGGTGTTATAAGAGATGAGACAGGATTAGATGCTTTAACCAAACAACTATTATTTGGTTTAGATGGGCAAGGTGGATTTATACCCGGCGCTATGCAAGCCGCTGAAAAAACTTTTTTCAACCCAGACGGCACACCCAGAATAGTAGAAGAGCAAAGAGCTGGCTTTACAGGAGATCAGACAGCTGGCATGGATTTAGCCAGAAGAAATGTTGGTATACAAGAACCATTCCTTACAGGAGCAGAAGGCGCTTTCAGACAAGGTGTTTCTGACATAGGACAAGGCATAGAAAGAGGCAGAGGTTTTCAACAACAGGGATTAGAGGCTTTACAGAGCGGTATTGGTGGCTTACAAGGTGAGCTAGGTGGTGTAGAAGGTATCGCAAGAGGAGCTGCTGGTAACTTTGGCACACAACTGGGTGGCATAGCCAGAAGGGGTATGGGTGCTACAGATAGATTTGGTAGAAGACTAAGTGAATCAGAAGGCTTATTAAGAGGCACCACAGGTGCTTACGACCAAGGTTTAACCAGTCAATTCTACAACCCCTACGAAGATCGAGTAGTTCAACAAACCATTGATGATGTATTTGAAGCGGGTGAGAAACAAGACATGGCTCAAAGAGCTAGAGACATAGCAACAGGAGGCGAATCAGCATTTGGTTCCAGAGCTCGTTTAAGCGCCGCAGAGAGACGAGAAGCATTAGGTAGGGGTCTTGGTGAGGCTTTAGGTGGAATTAGGTCCAGAGGTTTCTCAGAGGCTCAACAAACAGGTTTGGGTGAGTTTGCAAGACAAAGGCAAGCAGAAAGACTTGCATCTTCTGGTTTAGCTGGATTATCAGGTCAGAGATTAGGTGCACAGCAAGCCTTGGGCAGTCAGTTGACTGGTTTGGCTGGAGCTCAACTTGGTGCACAACAAAATTTAGGTTCTACACTGGCTGGTTTGGCTGGTACAAGGTTTGGAGCGGCTCAGACTGGTGCTGGAGCTCTTAGTAATATGGGTGCCTTAGAAGCGCAATACGGACAAAATCTAGCTAACGCTCAGTTTGGTTTAGGTAGCAATCTACAAAACTTGGGTGCTGCTAGACAGCAAGCTGGTGCATTTGATGTGAACCAACTGTTAAGTTCAGGAGCATTGCAACAAGCACAAGATCAATCAGTTATTGATGCACAAAGAAGAAATCAATTACAAGCACAACAGGCTCCATTAGCTCAATATCAAGCATTAGCGCCATTTGTAAGCATGGCACCAGCGGGTACTTTCCAAACAAGAACACAATTTGCGCCAAAACCATCTGCTTTACAAGCTGGCTTGGCCACTGGTCTAGGAGCGTTTGGTGCTATCGGTAACTTTATGAACCAAGGCAGAGGATAGTAATGGACGAAATAGATACAGGACTATCGGACCTTGAAAAAGAAATAGAGTTTCTTGAAAAGAATAAAGAACGGTTTTCACCAGATTTTTCAAAGTCGTATCAAACTTACATGGAGATGTTAGAGCCGCTTGGCCAAAAACCACAACGTGCAAGCATATATGATTTAGCAACAAATTTATCAAAAGGTTTGACAGCACAGGCTGCTAGTGGACAAGCGCCTTCTATTGGTATGGGTTTTGCTATGGGTTTTAATAGCTTTTCTGATTACGAAAAAGCAAGAAAGCAAGCTCAAACTGAGCGTATGGAAAAAATTAAAACACAAGCTGCTTCTATGGCTATAAATGATGTCAGAGATGGGGACAAGCTATATAACCAATTAATTACACAAAGGCTCATAAAAGACTCATCTAAACTCGGCAAGGTGGTTGAATATAGAAAATACAGTGAAGATGGCAAGACTGTAATTTCTACCGACACCGCTTATGAAAAGGATAAACCAGCTATAGATGCGTTATTACAAGACGGCTACAGAAAGGTTGAAGAAAAGGACGGCAATGTTTTTAACATCGGAGAACAAGGGCCACAAAAGGTAGAAAATCAATTTGTGTTAGACGCACACAATACAGTCAAAGAAACAGAAGAAAAAGCAGCCGTATCAATAGACAACGATCAAAATTTAGCAAAATTTACCTACTTACAAAATCAAATACCAGAAGGTGGTTTTGGTAAAGGTGCAAACTTAGTTGGCGAAGTGCAAGAATATATTGTAGACATACCTATTGTTGGCGAATATTTTGTAGAGCAAGACACAATATCAGCTAGACAGGCTTTAAAAAATACGCAAATTGGCTTTGTATTAGGTATTGTAGGCCCCTATAAAGGAGCCATTTCAAACAAAGAGCTGTCTATATTCCAAGCATCTGTCGCTGGTTTGGCAAACGAAGCAGACGCTAACAAATTTATTTTGGTGACTGGCGCAAGAGCTAATGAGATTGCAAGAAATAAAGCAGTAGCTGAACGCGAAGAATATTCAAGGTTGTATGGCATGTGGAAAAATGGAGATATTGATGGCAGTCAATTAACGGCTGGAATGAATACATGGAGAAAAGAGTGGGCAAGAGACGATAACCCAGAGTCGATGATATTTACAGAAGAAGTATTAGAGCAGCTAGGCAAAACAAGAGATCAGTTGCCGACCAATGACAGAGAAGCTAGAGAATTTTATGCACAGGACTTAATCAATCAAGGCGTACCAGAAGAAGAAGCCAAAAGACTAGCAAAGGAGATGTTTGTTAATATTGACGACTTTACTTCTTTCTACAACGGTTATAAGTCTGATTACAATTCTAAGCTGGTTGGCGAAGAAGAAATTATAGTTTTGGACTAAATTGTGCAAGAAAAAGAATTTACCTTAGAAAAAAACGGACAAAAGTTTAAAGTCCGCGCTTTTTCAGAAGAAGGAGCAAAACAAAAGGTTCAAGGTTATCTTGCATTGCAAGAAATTAAAGATGAAATATCAGACGAACAGGCTAAAAGCGGTATAGGTGATGCGATACTTTCTGGTTTGTCTAATGATGAAGGCTATAAAACCAGATGGTTAGCAGAGAAAAGATTTCCAGAACTTGTTGAACAAGGTCAGGACCCAATGGACTCATATTTTATCGACAAAGACGAAGATATTGCGTATGTAGACCCCAGTGACGGAAAGGTCAAAAAAGAATTTAGCGAAGGCATATTTGGCGCAGACGTAGAAGATATTTTTGGACTTGTAGGCCCAACTTTGCAATTTGCATCAGAAGTTGCTGGCGGCACTTTCGGATTAATAAAAGGCGGTGTTACAGCTGGCTTGCCCGGTGCTGTTGCTGGTGGGATTGCTGGTACCGCAACTATTGGTGCAACTTTTGGGTATGGCGCAAGAGCTGGTTTGTCTGAGCTGTTTAACGGTCCACCTTTAAATACTGAAAAAGCCACAAAAGACTTAGCTATAAGTTCGGCTTTTGGCGGCTTGCCTTTTGGTGCGCCAACTAAAAGTTTTGGTGTATTTGCAGAGGGTATTGTGAAAAGATTTCCCGGTGCTGATGGCAGAGGCGCTTTACAAGACATTGTTACATCTGGTGGCAAAACCGCAGATGAAAAAATAGCTTATGCTCAAGATAAATATGGAATTACGATCACAAGAGCAGAAGCACAGAATGTTGTTACTAACGCATCACAAATTCAAAAGTATTTACAAATGCAACCTAGAGCGGATAAGTTGTGGGACTTCTATCACAAACGTAATGCACAAGTTGAAGAAACAGCCGAAGAATTTTTTGGCGAACTGTTTAGTGGTAAATACGTTAGAGATGGAGTAACAAATAAATTAACTGGCAAAGAATCTCTTGACGCATCTATGGATGTAGCAGAAGCCGCAGAATCTTTTTTAAAAGAAAGTATGGCAAGACGAAAATCAAGAGCCTCAAAAATATATGATGATGCTTTTGAACTAGATGTACCTTTTGATGTATCAGATATTGGTAAAGCAATAGACGATAAATTAGCCGATAAAAACGTAAAAGGCCCGCTAAAAAATGCTTTAGAAACTGTTAAAAAGTCATTAATAGATCAAAATACAGGTGCATATAAAAATACTACCGAAGGTCTACACAATAGCTTAACTCAAGACTTTACACCTCTACTTGAAGGTTTAACTAAAGACGGACAGAAGTTTATAAAGCGAGAGATTACCATGATGCGTAATCAAGTCTCACAAAGGTTAAAAAACGGTAACGACATTTATAGGAGAGCATCAGCTGTCTACGACCCCACAAAAGGTCATTTACAACAATTAGAAAGAAGTGTGGTCAAACAATTAGCCGAGGCCGTTGAAAAAGGTGGCGCACAAGCTGGAAGACTTACACAACGATTGTTCAATGGTTCTATATCGCCTAAAGAAATCAAAGATTTAAAAAGAATTTTACAAGCAGAGTTTGTAGATGCTGATGGCGTTACACAGTCTGGCGCTCAAGCATGGCAGAACTTAAAAGGCACTTGGTTAATGACGCAGTTTGATGATGCTGTAACTGGCACGGTCAATCCGTTGGGTGCATCTAACAAATTCTTAACTAAGTTGGGCATAAGGCAAGTTGATACAGCTTTTCCTAGTTTAAAACCTAAAACAACACCTAGTGGTATGAACTTACCCTCAACCACTGATGAACTAACAGAATTATCTAGCGAGATAGCGCAATATCAAGCCAGAGGTAAAAAAGCTAAAGTTTTGGAAGCTATCTTAGAACCAGATGAATTAGCTAACTTTGTAGATTTAGCCGAGGTTATGCAATCGGTTGGCTACATATCGTCACAGTCAGCCTCACCAACTCAATCATTTCAAGCCATGGAGAGAATAATGGCACAAGAAGGTATGGGTTTTGGCACCAAAACTGGTGGTGTAATTAAGGCGCTTTTAAGTGCACCGTCAAGATTTGTTGCAAGAGGTTTTGATGATGTTGGTGAAAATATAATAAGAAATCAAAGAGAGGCTTACGAGGATGAAATTATTGAAGCCATAATTAATCCAGACAGAGCTGTAGAGCTGCGACAATATTTCGACAAATTGAATCCTAAGTTTTATTACTATACACAAGCATTGGCACGGGGTGGTGCAGACGCAGTTAATGAAATATTTAACGAAAACCAAGCTAGATTGAATGAAATTATAGACATTGAAAAAGAAAATCCTAGTTTTGGGCCGTTTGAAAAAGACCCACAAGTTGAGCCGCCAGTCGAACCTCCGATAAGTAATCTACAGGGCGCACTAAACAACTTTCAGATGCCAAGTGTAAGCGGTGACGCTTTTGGGGCGACAGACCCTGTTATGGCGGCTTCACCTACAATCTTGCCTGACGAGAGAGATAGAGAGATCGCTATGAGGCAACAAGGTATCGCAAGCTTGGTCTAATGGCTAGGAACTACGCCAAAGAGTACGCTAACTATCACAGCAAACCCGAACAAATAAAGAAGCGATCTTCTCGTAACAAAGTTAGAAGAGAAGCGTTAGCTTCGGGCAAGGTCAAGAAGGGAGATAAGCTGGATATACACCATGTTGACGGCAACCCACTGAACAACAAGAAGAGTAACTTACGGGCCATGCACAGAAGTAAGAATCGCTCTTTTGCAAGAACGAAAACGGCTAGGAAATCTAAAGCTTAGTCAGTTGCTTCTGTAGCTTTTATCATCGCACCTACCACCTCGTAATCCATTTCGTAACCCATAGTGGATTCTCCATTGATTTCGATTTCTAGGTTTCTTGATATAAGTCTGAGTAATGCGGTTTGATGATGCAAGGTTAAACGGCTAAAAAGCTCTACGACTTCTGGAGCTTCTATAACTGGTTTGTAAGCTTGCGGCACGTCCTTGTTACCCGACATAAGTTTTTTTAACATTATGCCTCAACAGCGTTGCGTTGTTGTATGCGTTTGTGTTCGTTACCAATCAGTTCTCTTAGTTGGTCAATCTTTGATCTGTTCTCAGACTTACACACTACTTGCAACATCTCGTACGTTTCGATGTCTACTGCTAAACTTTTTCTCATTTTTTTATCTTGGTCCATGTGGGGGATTTTATATTAAATTGTATGAATATACAAATAATACTAAAAAAAAATATGATAAACTACAAAACTATGTACAAACTCAAAAATTATTTACTCAGTATGCAGTCTCATTGGATGATTAACCAACCTACTTATCAGGCTGTACAAGACACGATACCTTTGATTGCAAAGTATAAAGCCAGTGATGGCCAAGAAGACTTACCCAAAACACCTGTGCATAAAGTGGTTAAGAAGATTTATCCGGAGATTTACAAGGTGCCATTGTTCCGTAGGCATTTCTGTAATCTATTGGTTAAAGAGATAGAGCTAATGAAGAAAGAAATATCTTTTGTGGGCAATGAAGAAGAAGACGAGCTGCGACAGATACCTGAGATTGTCTTAAAAGAACAGGTGCCAGAGCTATATCGCAACATGTGGTTTGTGGTGCAATCGGTTTTAAATCCTATGTTCAACGCGCTGTGGCAAAGGGACTGCAAGGACCCAACCACCATACAGATAGCCAACTACAATCTTGTAGATAAAAAACAAGGCGCTTGGCACCATGATGATAGTGCTGAGATCAGCGTGGTGGTTCCTCTTAATACAGGTGCTTACAAAGGTGGCGGCACTGCTTTCCATAACTATGGTGAGATAGGGCCCTTGCCCACAGGCCATGCACTAATGTTCCCCAGCTTTATCAATCTACACAAAGGCTTACCTGTAGAATCAGGAGACAGGTATCTGTTGGTGTTTTGGTTATGCGACAAGCAAAGGACCGTAGATTTGTACCATACCCTATCTTAAAATTAATTAATATTTATTTGTATATATACTTGCACATTTGTGCAATTAGTGTATTATATCTATGTGAGATTAATAACAACAAAGGAGGTAGTGTAATGGAGTTTGTAATAAGAGCGTATGGTAATGGTTGGTTCAACTTTGAAGAGTTACCACAAGAAGGTAACTACATTCAGATTCACAATATGAATTGTGGTACTGACAGAAAGGCAGTCAACAGAGCCAGAAAAATAATCGGTGATAAAAAAGCCAAGATTATAGTAAAGGAGGTAGCGTAATGGCATTTAACAGAGCATATTTAACAACTAGCAAATTTGGTAGTAAGGGTTTACTTAAAGGTAAAGAAGAGATCACTTTAGAGGTTGAGATTCCTGATGGCTACTTGACGCTTGAAGCAGATGCGGAAGCTCCGCTTTATAGGTTTGTGTGGAGAGACGCTTTTGGTTATCACTTAGAACCTGTTGACCAACCAGAAGGCATGATTGGCCCAATGGCCAACGGAGTCTACGCTCAGATCGATAGCATGGTCAGAGAGAAACTTGCTAAAGAAAAAGGCATTGCAGAGTACGCGGTTCCAGAACTTATGAGAGTTCACGATAGGTTCGAGACTCAAGAAATGTACGATATGTTAAGCAGATAATTAGGAGAAAAAATGATTAAAAATATAACTTATAAAATCCAAGAGTATCAATTTAATTTGCAAGGTGAACACAGTTTGTTCGATTTAACCATCGAAAAAATTGAATATGATGACCACGATGATGAAAATTGGTTTATGAGATTCAACTCTTTGGCCGAAGCGTATGCACAAATAGCTGCATTTGCTTCTAAATATCACTTGGGATTAGAGGTCAAAGTTATACAAGCCGAGCCAATATATCACTACGATAGAGAGGCTTCTTAACCTAATACAAATCACCCAGTTCTATAGTCTGTACACCATCTAGGTTGTATGGACTATAGTTGTCACTTTCTTTTGCGTTCAGTATTGCAGCCAAGGCCTGTTCATTTTTTGATCTAGCATACAACATAGATTCATCTGACATTTCATATATTACATAAGGATAAGGATGTGCTTTTTCTTGCGCTAAGAATGAGAAACCTTCTGCTGGTAGACCAACAATACGACAGGCATCGACATAAAGTGCAGCTTGCATGTGATAGTTGAAAGCGTTTATGGCTTGCCTAAATCCTCTTGGTGAAGCATCTCTACAGGTTTTTAAATCCCATACCCTCTTGCCGTCATACCAATCCAAGCGCGACTTGAATGGTTGGCCATGGTATTCAAAACAAACTGTCAGCTCTGTCCTATCGTTCTCGCCATTAGGTATCAGATGCTTTACGGTTTCTCTGCGCTCCATACAGGTGTTGTATAAGTCCTGTGTAATTGGAGTTCTGTTGCCAACGGTAGCCAAGAAGTCTTCATACTCTGCTTTGCCTACTTTGGTTCTTCTGTCTATCGATGGTTGAATAACAAAGTCTTTATCAAAGTTGTGAAACTCCAAGAAGACGTTGTGTTGTACGCTACCTTCTAAAAGAGCTGGTGACTCTACAAAACCTTTTCTGTTCTTCCAAGTGTACAAACACTTAGCTGCATCTTTTAGATCAGATGCCCTATATGCTGGTATCTCATTGTATTCTTCAAACGGCATATCTTCGTATACCCCTACTTTAAACTCCATCGTGTACCTCTTTCATTTGTTTTTCTGTTACGTCAAAGCAATTCATATTGCCAGCTACTGTTCGTCTCTCACCTTTGCCGAAGAAAGGGTAAACCACATGCTGCATCCAAGATGGAAACAACAGCAACTTACCCTCCTCTGGTTTCACATATCGAGACTGTGAAGGTCTTAATCTTTCTGGGTCCGCAGTCTGATTAAGACCATACGTGAAATTGATGAACCCATCTATAGCTCCAGATGAGTTGTATAAATTGTAATCTTCTATGTCTTTACCGTCCGCAGTCTTGCCTATCTGCTTGGGCACTTTGGTCCATGTGGTAAAACTTATGCCCATGGGTGTTGCTGTGAGGTGGTCATGTATTGGATTGTAGTCACCTTCATAAGAGTGAACCGACCAAAGTTTATCTGTGACCACTTGCTTGGGCCTTATCATTGTGCCCGTCTGTTCTACAAAATGTCTGAGATAAGCTACACCTAAGTTTTCAACCATGGTTCTAAATTCATGCAGCTCTTCTGTTTCATAGTTCATGGACAGCTGTTCACCTTGGTGTATCTGTCCTACCAGATCACCACTCAAAGACTTCCTGAATGGGTCTTTTAGTTTGGCATCTAGGTAGTCGTTTAATGTTTGTATCACCTCTTGTGACATTTTGTGCTCCATCATAATGGCAGCTGGCAAATTGTATATGTCGTACTCTAAACTACTCAATGAACTTCCTCGCTTCTTTCATCAGTTCTGCTTTGAACTGTGCATCTAATCTTTCTATTTCTTCTATTAACTTACTAACGTACCATTGGTTCTTTTGTAGGTCCTCTATTTCTTTGTCTTTATATTTGAAACGGTGTAAGTATTTAATTGCCGTACCTTCTAGGTAGTATCTAAAATTGTCACCCAACTGTTGTTGTATGTAATCAATGCACTCTATATCACCTTGGTAATGTGGTGGTTGATTAACCATGTCTATTTTAGTTTTCATGTTGTGAAAGGTGTGGGCAGCACCTGTTTGAATGTGAGATCAAAAAGGATAGTAGGGACTGCCCACGGAAAACTATTTAGAATGGTAGCTTATCATCGTCATCATTACTAGACGCTAAGTCTGCTAATGATTCTGTTGGTTCTTCTGCTGGTGTATTCTCACCTTTTTCTACAGCTGCTCTGTATTCGTAACTATCTTCTACTTTCTTCTGTAGATAAGCTGGTATTTCATCGAAAACATCACACATGGCTTTGGTGTCAGCATTACTGTTGCCGTTGAACTCATCACAGTAAACACTCATATCAAATGCGACCTGTGGATTTACAGTGGCTACCTTTTCCATACCGCTGCGTGGTTCAGATAGTCTAACAATCTTAGGATTGCCACCAGCAAATTCTGCTGTCTGTTGTGTAAGGCCAACTTCTATTTTAACTGTGCATCCTAAGAAATCAGTCAGCTCTAATTTATCCAGCTCTTCTTGTGTGAAGCTCTTACCTCTCCAAGACTCTAGGTCTTTTCTTAGGTTTGCAGATTCAAACAAAGAAGCTGTGTATTCTTTACCTACACCGAATGGTCTACCGTCTGCCATTTTGACTTCATTGGTGTCTGGGTCTATAGATTCTGTGATCTCGAAATCGAGTCGGACCTGTAATCTTTTATTGGTTTCACCTTTGTAAGTGTTATCTTGTGTACCGAGATCAACCATTCTGAAACAGGTAGCATGGTAGATACCTTTTTCTAATTTTTCAAAATCATTGTCACCTTGTTTTAATGTTAAGCTCATATTTGTCTCCTATATTGTTTGCTTATTTGAATTAATTTATGTAGTATCTTACACAATAATACAAATTAAGCAAATGTAAAAAAAGGATGATTGATGTCACTGAAACTAAACCGACCTAAAAAAAAGAATTTCGACCAACCCCTCTCAATAAATTATCAACACGAATTCAGCAACTTTTTAGCTGAACACGGGTTGGAACCAGAACCCAGCAAAGGCTTACTCATCGATGGCTCAATAGGTCGGGCGTACATCAATGTCGGTGGTAAGCGTAAGCTCACAGGGTGGTATCAGCTGTGGTTAGATCAATCTGTCCCTTACGGCAGATTGGGTGACTATCGAACCTCGGCTGATGTCCCTACCCATCATTGGAAACCAGAGAATAAGAAGAAGCAGACCATAACAAAAGAAGAGAGAGCTGAGATCGAAGCGCTCAGAAAAGAAGCTGAGATAAAACAAACCAAAAAACATCTGGAGACAGCTAAGAAGGCCAAAGATTTATGGGACAAGGCCACACCGTGTGAGAAACATCCTTACTTAGAAAGAAAGAAAGTCTTACCTTATGGATTGAGGGTCAATCAACACGGCCAGTTGGTCATACCTTTATATGACAAAAGCATGGCGATTGTCGGACTGCAATACATAGATGAAGATGGCAAAAAACTGTTTCTTACTGGTTCTAAAAAAAGCGGTAGCTTTTTTATCTTGGGACAAGAGATACTCAAAACCAGCACCATAATTAATTATGCCGAAGGCTATGCAACCGCAGCAAGTATTTACGCTGACTTCTCACAGCCAGTCATCGTGTCATTTGATGCTTACAATCTTACGCCTGTCGCAGAGACAATGTTCGAGTTTTTCCATGATCGCAAGCACGTATTCATAGCTGACAATGATGATAGTAAAACGGGTGAGAAGGAAGCGACTAAGGCCTGTCAGTACATAACCAAGAATAAAGGTAGGGCCGAGGTGCTCATGCCACAGACTCAGGGTGACTACAATGACCATAAGAACGACACAGAAGCTCTACAAGGCGAGTTCTTGCCCGCATTGGACAAGTTAGACCTACCCGTTGAATATGAGTTCCAGCGCAACGCCAGTGGACGCTTCTTGAATACTAAGGACAACATCAGTGGCGTACTCCAGACACACGGCGTAGACGTGAATTACAACGTGATTAAGAAACGAATGGAGATAGAGATACCTAACATGCAGTTCATCGCTGACATGAAGGAAGAGGCCAGTTTAATCGAGATCGAAGATCGGTGTATCAATATGGGCATACCGCATACTAAGGTCAGAGATTACTTGAAGATATTGGCCAAGGAATACAACCCAGTTAAGGAATGGATAGACAGCATCCCTTGGGACGGCGAGAGCCGTATGCAAAGGTTCTTGGATAGCATCGTTACACACGACAGTGCTAACCTAAAAGAGATGCTGATGAAGAAGTGGCTCATCAGTTGTGTGGCCGCTGCTTACGAAGTAAGAGGTGTCTCGACAGAGGGCATACTGGTCTTGCAAGGCGCACAAGGATTAGGTAAGACGCTGTGGTTTAAGCGACTTTGCGATTATGAAAAGGGTTGGCTACTAGAAGGCGCTACGTTGAATCCAAGTGATAAGGACAGCGTGAAGCGAGCTGTTAGCCACTGGATAGTGGAGTTGGGCGAGATTGAGAGCACTTTTAAGAAGTCAGACATAGATCAGCTGAAAGCTTTTGTCACGGCGAAGACGGACGAGTTAAGACTGCCGTATGACCGAGCCTTCACCACTTACCAAAGGCGCACGGCTTTCTACGCCAGTGTCAACGCTAGAGAGTTCTTGACGGACACGTCTGGCAACCGAAGGTTTTGGGTACTCGCTGTGAAAGATATAGACGTGAACCACAATGTGAATATGCAACAACTGTGGGCCGAAGTTAAAGAGACGATGTATGTACAGGGCCAGATGAATTGGTATCTATCACCAGATGAGCGTGAATTACTAAACGAATCGAATGAAATGTACCGCACACAATCCAGTGTAGAGGACCTACTGCTGGAGCATGTAGACTTCGATAGCGAGTTCACCAAACCAGTACAGATGACTAAGCTACTGAGAGACATGGGCATAAAAGCACCGAGGATGCCAGACTTTAAAGAAGCCGCTAGGGTCTTACATGAACGCGGTGTGGAGAAGCGAAGGACCAATGGCAAGAACGTCTATGATATTAACTACACCGCTGTCGAAGAGTCAGGCGGTTTTAACGCGCGATTTGGGGATGATTAATGAGTAAAGACAAACAAAAAGAGTTTTTTGCAAAGTGTGAAGATGAGTGGAACGGTATGCCAGAATTTGTACAAGAAGATTTAAGGCCTTGGCATCAGGTTAATGTCCGATTTAGAAACCAAGAAGACTTTGATAAATTTAAAGTATTGATGGAGCAAGAAATTACGCCAAAACAAAAAACCTTATGGTTTCCACACGCACCCTTTCGTAGAGCTGCTAAATACAAATATATTGATGACGAATCCTAGTTACCCCATATATATAGTTTCCAAAGGACGATGGGAAACAAGACACACAAGCAAGGCTTTAGAGTTGATGTCTGTTCCTTACTATATTGTTGTTGAAGAACAGGAATACGATAATTATGCTTCTGTTATAGATTCAAAAAAAGTGTTGGTGTTACCCAACCATTATCTAAATGAATATGACACTTGCGATGATCTTGGTGACAGTAAGGGTAAGGGACCGGGAGCTGCTAGAAACTTTTGTTGGGACCATTCTATAAATTTAGGAGCTATAAGACATTGGGTAATGGATGACAACATTGCTTCTTTTAATAGATTGAATCGTAATTTGATGTGTAAAGTTACCAGTGGCACTATATTAAAAGCAGCCGAAGACTTTGTGGACCGATACGAAAATGTCTATCTGGCTGGCTTAAACTACGATTTTTTTGCGAAAGCCAAAGAACCTCTGCCACCTTTTGTAAGAAACACGCGCATTTATTCAATACTGTTAATACAAAACAATATACCTTACCGTTGGAGGGGTAGATACAACGAAGACACGGACCTGTCATTGAGGGTTTTGAAAGATGGCCATTGCACGGTTCAGTTCAATGCTTTTCTGCAAGAGAAGAACACAACACAGAAGGTGAAGGGTGGCAACACCGAAGAGTTCTACGCCAAAGAAGGCACTTTGCCTAAGTCAGAAATGATACAGGCATTGCACCCTGATGTGGCGAAAGTTGTGTGGCGTTTCAATAGATGGCATCACTACGTGAACTACAGGCCTTTTAAAAATAACCGATTTATAAAAAAAGAAGGATTAGATATTCCTGTAGGGCACAATAATTATGGCATGAGGTTGGTGGAAGCATGAATATAATTAAAGAATGGCTGTCTGTGTGGTTGTTCATAACAATGGTGGGCGTAGGCTTAGTCACAGTCGCGGTCCTTATGCCATTACTCGCGGTGCACAAAATGATAGTTGCACTACAAGATTGGTGGTTACTAAAAGATAAAAGGAGATGATATGAGGTGTTGGCATTGCAGTGAGGAATTGATATGGGGTGGAGATCACGACAGTGAGGATGACGGTTACGTCATGTACACCAACTTACATTGTCCGGGGTGTGAGTCAGAGGTCATGGTGTCGTTGCCTGATAATCAGAACAAAGACTACATGCACGTTCTTACTGTAGAGGCTGGTGAAGTCGTCAGACGAGAGGGTGATTTAGCATTAGCGAAGCTGAAACAGGTCTTGAATGACCATGGAATCAGAGCCAGCCTGAGTGTAAGAATAAGGCGGAAGTAGGGTAGCCTACCCTGTGTGGCGAGGTGTTGAGAGAGAGCGTGTGTGTAGTAATATGGAGCAATGTATGTATATGAGTAGAGTAGGGTGGGGTGAGTACACTGAACAGGGTATAGTAAAAAAATGCTACCCTGTCGAACTTTCCTTTATTTATAGGGCTATTACTACTATTAGTGTATTAGTGTATCTATATTATATATATAACTATTAATCATGGTTACAGTACAAATAGGAGAGAACACCACAAGAAAGTGTTTGAGTGCTATACACTGCCCCCTTACACTGTTTAGAGATAACGATGAGTAAATTAGAATCGATTACAATAAACACCAGCGATGAAAGATTTGAGGTTAGAACTGTATTTTTATCGGTTAAGAACTACTCAGGTGTGATAAGAAAGTTGAAGGGACAAAACGTAATAGCCATAATAAAATTAGATGACGGTAAATTTATGGCGTTCATAGAGGAATAACATGGCAACAAAAGGAAGACCAAGAAAACCCAAAGAGAAGTTGGTTGATGTACCCACACAATTCGAGAAGGATGACGAGCACGGACTGACTGAGATGCAGTCATCATTCGTGTGGCATTACACCGAAGGTGCGTGTGGCCAGACAGAAGCAGCACGAAAGGCTGGCTTCGAGTTCCCAGCACAAGCTGCCAACAAGTTCCTGAATGGTAAGGACTATCCGAACGTGGTTAAGGCTATAAGGATTAAGCAAGACGAATTAAGAGAGAAGTATGCTATTACGCCAGCCAAGACTGGCAGTATGTTATGGAAGATAACAGAGCAAGCGTATGAGAATGGACAGCTCAACGCAGCTGTGTCAGCCATCAAAGAGCTTAACCAATTAGCTGGTTTATCTATTAACAGATCGCAGAATATCAACATCAATGCGTCAGTAGATCAGATGAGTAAGGACGACATCAAAGAGCGATTGTCCAAGCTTTTAGGAGCAGAGATAGACGACTACTCACCTACAGACAAATAAGGTAGGTAACTTAGTTTTAGGCCTCTTCCCCGCTGGGCCCTGAAAAAAACAGAAAAATTCAGAAATTAGCAAAAAAGCTAATAAAATCAATGACTTACGCGTGTATATTAACATGCAGATATGTACACTAAAGAATACGGTGTGCTCACAACAGTAACATTGGAGTCCCTAGGACCCAGTTTTTGCCCAGCTGGAGCCATTTTTTTGACCCCATACACCCATATATTGGTTTGGCCGTGGCCGAGGTAAATATAACTAAGTTGAGTACACCCAATCACAAAAAAAACTCATCGACCCTTTTCATCTGGTATAGTTTGCACATGTATACAAAAAAAGTTGGATTGGAAATTTCCTGACGATGCCGATTAATTCGCGAACCAAGGGGGCAAGTTACGAAAGAAAGGTCGTAGGAATCCTAAACGAATTTTTTTTGCAAAATAATTTTGATGTAACCTGTAAGCGCAACCTAGATCAGTACCAAACCGCTGGGCAGTCCGACATCAACATCCCGTTTCACTCTGTCGAGTGCAAGCACTACAAAGAGGGCAACTGGCTCAAGCCAGAATGGTGGAGGCAAGTGTGCGAATCGGCAGACAACGAAGGTACCATACCCGTCCTGATTTTTAAGTTTAATCGCGTTCCCACAAGAGTGGCCATACCCTTACACGCAGTAAATCCCGAATGGGAGGTAGACAACCAAAAAATGGCCATCATGTCTATGGACGACTGGTTAGATATTCTGTTGAAGAATTGGTCGATTTACGAGGAGCAAGATGCAACCATCTAAGCATGGAGTCACGGGCATGGCTCTATCCACCGAAGAGGTAAAGGCTTTCAAAGACTACTTGGTAGATGCGGTTCCTTCTAAGGCCAAAGTAAACAAGAAAGGTAAGGAGCAAGAAGATACCAACATCAGAGACGCTGACGTTTACTTTGTCGAACATGAGGCCAAGGAACTATACGAAATCTTCCAGAAGATCGCACAAATGGTTAATCTCTATTTTAAGTATGAGCTGACAGGGATTGAGAAGGCGCAGATCATGCACTACAAAGCGCCATCTAATGGCTACGAATATCATATCGACATAGACGCAAATGACAGCGAATCATCTCGGAAGGTCAGCGTATCGATTTTATTGAATGAGGATTACAAGGGTGGCGAGATGTGTTTCAGAACTGGCGAGGAACCCAGCTGCACCAAACCCAAGACTGGGAATGTGGTGGCTTTCAGTAGCTTTATACCGCACAAGATTAATCCGATCACCTCTGGTGAGCGCTATGCAGTCGTTGTTTGGTTTACGGGTCCTTGCTTTAGGTAGCCGCCCTTCTCTTTCTGGCCAACGCATTGGCCCTATCTTTGACCAGCTGGTTAGCTTCTTCGAGCTCCACCATCATTTCGTCAACGACTTCTTTTTTATCAGCAGCTGACAGTTTGGTCAGGACCACTATATCATTGCGTTTGACTAAGGCAGTCTGATGCCACTGTTTCTCTTGATCTTTGTAAGACCATTCGATCTCACCGTATTTGTCGGAGCTGAATCCGAAGGTTACGGGCCCTTTAAATTTTTCATGCCATTTCATATCTTAGTCCCTAAAGTTTTTGTGATTTAAGATTTTGTCTCTGTGTGGTTCAAAAAGCTTCATTACATATTTTGGTAAATTAAACTCGTCTAAAGACCACTGGTCTGAAAATTTGCCATCTGAATAAAGATAGATGTGCTGCCAATCTGCTTCATCTCTTTTAGTATCGTAAAACCATTTCTTGATTCCAAAATAAAATTGAGCGTTATCCATTGTACTCAGCAACCATCCTAAATCTTGGTCGCCTTTTAAATCTGCATGGTTGGGTTCTACTATGTCGAAGCACCCTTCTTCATATTCTTCCAGCTCTTCCAAGCACCATTCATATCTAATTTGTATTGCCATTATTTTTCCTCCTCAAGTCCTTCCATGTCCACAGCCGCCCAGATTTCATAG